GAGCTGACGTCACAATGCATACGGCACAAGGCAAGCTTGACGCGATCAATAACGACATTGATTGGTTAGAAGGAAATTGTATTTTTGTACATATGGAGAACTCTATTATTTCTCATGCCAATACGCAGTAGTATGGCTACGAATAGTAATCTTATCAGCTGCTACACCATCAATGCAATCAAAGATATCCATGATGTAGACGTCTCCTAGACCGTGATTGCTAATAGCGGCCCAACGATTGGTTACTCCGGGAACAACGGTTCCATTCTCGTCGTCATCGTAATACATTGTCTTATTAAGGCCGTGCCACATTTTAACATGATGCTCGTGTGGACTAGCGTTGCCACTGCGAAGGACGCGCGTCTTGTCGTACATGATAGTCATCAAGTCTCGATTTGGTTTAGCGAGCATGTAGCTGTTGAAGTCGATGCCTTGGGTGCCTTGAAACAGGCGTGAGAGTGTGGTAGCATCGCCATAGGCATTCCATGGTCTGGCCCAACCACCTGGGGAGAGTTCAATAGTGGTAGAGTTTTCGCGGAGTCCTTTCGATGAGAATACGAGGCGTCTCCACTTCCATGCGACACCGGTTGCAACAGTAAGCGAGACTGCTTCCGAGACTCCCTTCCAAAAAACTGTTGAGGCGCCACGTTCGCTTGGTAATCCACTAGCGGCGAAATCCTTTTCACGTGCAGTAGCACAAAACATGAAGATGGACTGACTACCCTGAGGGCGTCCATCGATTGAGAGTGAGGTTGCAGAACCAGCAGTTGGATCGTAAAACCTCATATTGTCACGCTTCTTAGTCGATGCGATATTGAGAATACGCCTCCTCGAAGTACCCATCGTGCGCTTCTTCCGATAGGTGGTCCTCTTGGTACGGTATTGGCGGCGGGCGGGGCGGCGGGGTGTGCGGCGAGTGCGTCGCGGACGTCTCTTGTAACGCGAATAAGCCATGAAAGTCTGTGCAGACCTGGTAATCGGGATGTTGAGGACCTAGAGCGCAGACGTCTTCTGCGTTAGGACAAGCGTAATGATGATTAGGCGTAGTGAAAAGATAGGCGGTGTCGTAAGCTCCCCGAGGCATGGTTGCTACAGGAAAAAGGGGGTGAGGTCACAGGTATTTATAGGGGGGTGTGTCCTGTGTCCTGGGCTATAATATTAGTTTGCCCAGGACCCTACGGGACACAGTCACATGACCTTTCAAGTTAATTACCGATATGTCTTACTCACTTACGCACAGTGCGATGACCTTTCTGAGTGGTCCATTCTGGAGCATATCAGCAGCCTTGGAGGCGAGTGCATCATTGCACGAGAGAAACATTCTGATGGAGGGACTCACTTCCATGTTTTCTGCGACGCTGGAGAAAAGCGAAAATTCCGATCTCGACGAGCCGATTACTTTGATGTCGGAGGCTGCCATGCGAACATATCGCCATCAAGAGGCCGTCCTGGAGAAGGTTACGACTATGCGACAAAAGATGGAGATATTGTGGCTGGGGGACTTGCACGGCCAAGCTCAGTATCAACTCCTGAAACTGAGAATAAGTGGAGCATTATCTGCCGAGCGGAAGATGAGTCGGATTTTTGGAGACTTGTTGAGGAACTGGATCCTAAGGCACTCGCCACGAACTTTGGCAATCTCCGACGATTTGCCGACTGGCGATTTAAACCTGCAAGAGTGGTGTACGAGCATCCAAGTGGGTTGCAATTTGACCTTGGAGCAGTACCTGACCTCACTGTATGGAGAGATGAGGCTCTTGGAGATGGAGTTGTAGGTAAGTCTTGAGTCGCTAACGCTCCCCGCCGAATACATTCTCTGCCTGAACCTTCTGTGGTAGAGTGTTCGGTCACGCTTGGTCCGATCGCGCTTCGCTCGACTCGGACCGCTATTTGGATAGTATGCTGACTAATACAGGGAGACCCAAGTCCCTGGTGATCTTTGGCCCAACACAAGTGGGCAAAACGACCTGGGCTAGATCATTAGGCAACCATGTTTACTTCATGGGTATGATGAGCGGTGAGGTTGCCTTACGCGATATGCCTGATGCAGACTATGCCGTTTTCGACGACATAAGAGGAGGCATTGCTTTTTTTCCTGCATGGAAGGAGTGGTTGGGGGCGCAGCAAGTGGTCACGGTGAAGAAATTGTACAGGGATCCTGTCCAGGTTACATGGGGTAAACCATCAATATGGCTGACGAATATGGATCCACGTGAGCAGTTGAGAGCTGACGTCACAATGCATACGGCACAAGGCAAGCTTGACGCGATCAATAACGACATTGATTGGTTAGAAGGAAATTGTATTTTTGTACATATGGAGAACTCTATTATTTCTCATGCCAA